GCATGTCCATCTCCCGTTTCGATGGATAGGTGATATCAGGTATTTCGCGGGACGCAATAGGAGATATCATCTAAATAGCCCCTTGTAACAATACGTGATATCATCTATATTGCCGGACATGAGCAGACCCCAGATCAATTTTGAGCAAATCCCGGCCCGTTTCCCCGAGGGAACGAAAGAGCGCATCAAGGTCACTTTGGCCGAAGGTGAGAAAACGGCGGATGTCATTCGCGAGGCCGTTGAAAAGGAGTTGAAGCGTCGGGAACGGAAAGAGCGCTAGACCCGGTACAGAGCTGTGGCCGCGTCAGCGCGAGGGCGCGGATTTCACGAGCGGCAATCCCTGCGCCGAAGTCGCATTCTTCGTGCATTCGAAGCTGGACCGCTTCAGCAACCTTCGCGCATTCCTCGATCACGGAATTACGCGCTTTCGCATTTGCTTCGTCCATCAGCGCCAACGTTTGCTCAGACGGTTCGCATTTGCCTACACCTTGACGCCAGCTCATGATTGGCCACCTCGCTGCGGGGAGGACAGCGGGCATGTCCGCGCATGCGGGATGTTTGGATTTACGATGGCGGCGCAGGTACATCGCGGCTCCGTCGATGAGAGCGAGGATGCCCCCAATTCCTTGATCGCGGCTTCGAGGGACTTTAGGACCTCTGCCAATGTGTAAGTGCGCTCGCTCGATGCTTGGGCAAGATCGCCAGTGCCAAGCTCGTCAACCAGCCGAGGAAGCAAAATATCAACGACTGACTGGCTATAGGACTCGCCAGCTACGACTATTTGAGGATGGAATAGGCGTGCCAATTTCGCGATGGCAATGCTGTCAACCGCGTTATGAAGCGCGCGTCGAATTGCTTCCGCCGTCTCAGGATAGGAGCGGGGGTCACTCATAGGATTGCCTCTCGATTGGCCTTGAGGCCGAGCGTTGCGGGGAAGCTTTGCGGAAGCCTGCCGATTGGATCTTCTGGCGGGCCGGTTTCAGGCCGAGATGGGCCGCTCGCTTGCGGTAGTTTCTCGATTTCTCGGCTACATCCGAAGCAGTCTTTTCGCGATGCTTGTCGCGTAGGGCAGGAGCCAAATTAAGCTCGCGATGTTCCCCGCCATTAACGAGCGCCAGAACATGGTCAACGTCCCATTGCTCACCCGCCCGAATTCTTCGTCCTGATAAATGGCAGATGCCGCCGTAGCGCTCAAAAACCCGAAGGCGAACACGAGGAGGTATAGGAGCATTGTGATCCTTTCCGATCCACTCGGGAGTAGTGCGGGTCATGCTGCATCCTCGGCAGCCTTTGGCTCGCTCCACGCGATTCCGTTTTCAGCGCCCCAAGCCAAGATCCACTCGATAAGCTCAGACATTTCCTTGACGGAAAGGTCCGACGACGATCGGCCGGACGGGATCATCCCGGCGCGGTGCAGGGCAGGGAGGTATTTGATCTCCTTCCCGGTTTCCTCTGCATAAGCCGTTAGAAACATGATCTTGAATGCTTCGGTGCTGTATTTTTTACCGTTGATCCGGTGCTGGCGCGCAACGTCGGTCAGCATCGCCCAAAAGCGATCATTCTGCGCCAGCGTTCGGCGCGGGTCTTTGTATTCGACCCGCGTTCCAGTCGGGGCCTTGTTCACCCATACGACGGCGCGCTCGCGATCGGATCTGGAGTTTAAGATCAGCATTGCCCGGCTCATGCTGTCCGCCGATCATGCCGCCGAACGGCACTTTGAACGGCGTCGGCGCAGAATTGCATTCCATTCTCGCGGACTAGGCGCTTCGCGACTTCCCGCCAATTGCGCCAAGTGTGGTACAAGCGAAGCGCTTCCTTGATGTCGATCTGCTCGCGCATCATGCGGCTTCCTGCAAACCGTAGAGGCTGGTTAGCTGCGAGAGCTTGACAGCCAATTCCAGAAGGAACGATGCGATTTCGGCTTCTAGTTCGGCAATGCGCTTGTCATCCCGAGGAACACGCTTGACAAACAGACGCATGCTTTCCGGCATCCGCGGATCGTAAGAGACGAAATCGCACCAAGCCCGGCCCGTGCATGCCATCTGAAACTGCATCTGCGTCTGATACTTGGCGGGCACGGCTTGGCCGAGCAGTGTTTCCAGATGTGTCGCCGTCTGGGGACACTTAATCTCGACCAAGCCGCCGTCGCCAACCAAGCCGTCGGGGGAACAACCGGCCTGATCGATATTCGGATGAGGAACGAAAGCAACCTGTTCGACGGTTACGCCTTGATAGAAGCAATAGGCGTCGCGCGCCTCTGGCTCGGTCTCGCTGCCGTGCTGCATCGCCGCGTTGGTGAACGACTCTGCCGGCGTACCAGTCAGACGCTCCGCGATAAGCTGGGAGGCATAGTTTGCTCGGCCTGCGCTATAACCGCTCTTTGTCTTGGCAACAATGTCCGCAACCTTTGAGGCCGTAACCTTGCCGAGACGAAGCGCTTTCCATTCATCTGAGCCTTGGATAATCATTTCGCCGCTCCCGTTTTCTTGCCAAGAGCAACGATAGCTCGCTGATATTCTTTGGCCGACAGTTCCGCGATGGTCTTGATCCCGAAATAGTTGCAGAACGACACATCAAAGCCATCGGCTATCGACTTGCACTTATCGGTGATTTCTTTGGCCTGCTCGGCTGTGATTTTCGCGTCAGGCGGAATGATCTCGCCAGTTACCGCGTCATAGTCCGGGACACGCTCATAGTTCTGCGTGGGACGTTCATCTGCCGCCTGTCCCATTTCGTCGCTGGTGTAGAGGCCGCTTAGTTCGTGCGGGAAGCCCTTGCGCAGCGCGAGGCTTTCGGCGCACTTCGCCAGCATCACGTCAGGCATAACCGCCCACATCCGGGTCGGAGTGCCGTCCTTTTTGGTTTGGGCGTAGGACTTGAAGCGCGCCACGCCCCAACACGGCTCTTTGAAGTCGCTTCGAATGACTCCAACCCGCGCCGCTACCGGGGGAGCATCAGCCAACCACACGTCACACCATTGGCCGTCCTGTCCGCACCAGAACGGGCCAACTTGGCCGGCATATTTCCCCGTCCGCTCGGCAATGAGCCGGAAGCCGTCAATGCTAACCTGAATTGACATAACCTCGCGACCGGCCTGCGTGTCGTACCGCTTCACCGCGTAAATCTGGCGGGTTAGCGGATCGAGTCCGGTGCGTTCTGCCTGATGCAGAAACATCTTCAATTCGTCGTCGGTGCCACCCTTGCAGATGGTCCGCTTGATGAGGTCGATCTGGCTTCCATCAAATTGCGGCGGCCGGATCGCGACTTCCTGTGAATTGCGAATGGCTATATTCATATCTTGCACTCCATGCACTGACGAATGACTTCCAAATCCCGTTCAAAGCTGTCCCGGTCATTAGCGGCGAGGGACGGCAGCTTGCGATCTTCCGGCTTGATCCCGGCGGCTCGTTGGAGTTGCCAAAGCTCAAGCATCGCCCTGTCTTGGGGCTGCATCTCAGGCTCCCGATCCAAGCGCCGCGAGCACGGCAAGCGTTCCAATGAAAAACACGATGATAACGAAGTCCCTAACGTCCTCGGCTGTCAGCCGATGGCGGGTGAGAAAGGATTTCATGGCCTTCACTCCGCCGCCTGCGCGAATTGAACTTCGTCATCGTCCTGCGCTTCAAAGACTGCGAGCGCATGGGCGTACTCTGCGTCGCGCTTGTCTCAAGGACAGACGCATGACGGCTTCACAGACATCCGAGCCTTGGCCGTAATGGATCGCGGCATGAGCAATCGCGTCCGAGTGAGCCCGACCGGCTTTGTTGATCGCATCGAGGAACGCTTCGTCGCGGGGCGAAAGCTCGTCCTGATCGTAGACACGGGCGGCGATGGTCAGGACTGAATAGATGTCGGTTGCCATTTGCTTTCCCCTATCGATCCGGCTGGCCGGTGATTTGTCGATGGGGTGTTATAAGGACAATCCGTCCTTACAGTCAAGGACTATTTGTCCTTAGCGCGAAAATAATTTTCAGGACAGTTTTCGGCCATGAACAAAGAAAACCCGCCGAAAGGGCGGGCTTGGTAAACATTATAGGGTAGCTGTAAAGGCTGTCAGGCGGCGCGGGAGCGCTTTTGCCGTTTGGGCTTGGCCTTGACGGGCTCGGGGTCGGTTGCCACCAGGTGAGGCTCTTTAAGAGCCTTGTGGCCTTGGCCGGTCAAGAGCCAGGACGGATCAACCCGGCAAATCGTGCAAAATCGGCCTATATAGCGGTGAGGCATCAGCCGCCCGCTTTCCCAGTGCTTATAATAGTCCTGTGGAACCTGGAGGAGGTCGGCTACCTCCCATTGCTTCCTGCCCGTCGCGACCCGGGCCGACTTCACGCGGGCAGTAAACTCGGCCTTATATTGAATATCCTCGTCTGAATCGGCCATACGGACATCATGTCCTAAAGATTTTTTGCCGTCTAAGGCCAAAATGTCCTTGCGCTTAAGGACCGATTGTCCTAAGAGTGGAGGTATGGCTGATTTCCGTTCCTTCCGAGATGTAATCGAGCTCTGGCCCTCAAAAGAGGCCATGGCTTTGGATGTTTCAAGCCGTGCCTCGACGGTTTCCAAATGGTGGCAGCGCGACAGTATCCCGGCTGATCGATGGTCGGCTGTTTTATCCACTGATCGCGCCCGAGGCGCTGGCCTCACCTCCGATGCTTTAACTTCTCTTGCTGCTCGTGAAGAGGCTCGCGCATGACGCGAGCGCGCCAAGCAAATAATAATTCCCATTTCCGTCCCCGCGTTTGTTTTCGCAAGGCACCTTGGGCGGGAATGCAACATACATGCAACGAGAATGAGTCAATTGCACACCACTTCCTTAGTAGTTGTTTCGGAATTGGAACACGCGGCGCATCTAACGCAACCGTTGCGAGTGCCGTATGAGAACGGCGCCAGCAAGCCACTTCCGACAAAGGAAAATCGGCCCCGTCTGCAATTCCGTTCCGCGATTGGGAACGCGGCTTCGAGCGATTTATGACCTTTTTATAAGCAGCAAAGGTCAGGTGATTGATTTCGCGGCATCGACTAGCAACGGCCGACCGTTGGCTGATCTCATTGAGTACTACGGTCTGGATATCCGCCGCGTATCGCCCTGCAAGTGGGTGCTTGCAGGCGAATGGTTCGAAGAGAAATACCGAGACTACATCGCAGAGCATCTAACTTCACTTGAAAAGCAGGGAGTGGCTTGATGTCTAGTTTGCATGTCGTCCTGTTGGTGTTGTGGGCAGCGTTTTCGCCAATCATCGGCATTTCCATCGGGCAGTTCCTTGAATGGTGCGGCGATGAATAGACGCTTAGGAATAAAGAGCCGGCTCGCGTCGGGGGCACAACAGCGAACCGGCTCTCACGCGCACAATACGCCGCGCGATTTAGACTTTGACCCCTTTCTGTTTGCGTTCGAACGCGGGAATTTCCTGCAAGGGGTGATCGACATGGCGGCGCTTATCTTCGGCGCGCTGTTCGTCTGCGTTACCGGCGTTGGGATAGCTGCCGCTCTGTTCATTCTGCTTTTCGTCGGTTTGTAGTTCGCGCAACGTCTGTGCGTTCCTAATTCGGTTGATTACCAGAGCGGCGGCAAGGCCGAGCTGAGTAAAAGTAAGAGGTTCGTTTTCGTTTGCTGCTTCCTTCATGTCCACATTTTGCATGAAGGGATTGTTTTAGTGTCACCAAAGAATGGTCGGAAATCGCCAATGAGTAACGCGGCTATTACATCGGCCCTCACGCGAGCGGCAGCATTTGCTCTGGTCGAGAGGGCAGAGCGCCACACCGGATCACGGATGGCGGCCTACCAAATGGTTGCATCAACCGTTGGGACTTCGCCGGATTGGTTACGAAAATTCATCAAGGGCCGTGAGGCAAAAGAGCCCGGATGGACCGCAGGGTGGAACATTCTCGATCAGTACAATCGAATTTGTAATCGCGTCGAACAAGAAAATGAGACGGAGCGGGTTAAAATCCTAGCTCTCAAGGAAAAAATCGATGCGGCTACTTCGTCTATTGATCGAATGGTGGAAACTACGCAGGACGCGCAAGCGTCTCGAACGCGAGGCAAATAGGGGCAACGGGGGCACGGGGAATAATGCTTGATCAACTAGACAGACCTCACCGCTCAGCGGATGAGGATAAGGGTTATTGCGACAAAGCGAAGAACGGATCGGCACAGCTTCTTTCGCTGTTAAGAAAACATCATGCCGAAGTCATGCAGGGGAAAGAGCCGGAACCGCCGATTCCTGATGCGCCTGTAGTCCGCGAGCTTCCGCCGATGAAGGAACCCTGGTTCGGCGTGTTCCCGGATGATGTCACCGACCGCATCTTGATTGCGGATATCACCAAGGCATGTGCTCGGCGTTTTAAGATACCGCTGCATGATTTGCGATCTCATAGCAGGGTTGGCGGCCTCATCCGCGCGAGATTCATCATGTACTTTCTCGCGTGCGCCTTGTCGGGCCGCTCCTCGGTTTACGTCGGCAGGAGGCTTGGTCGGGATCACGCGACGATACTGCACGGGAAAAAGCTCGTCGAGAAATGGCGCGAGAAAGACACTTGCGTTGAAATGGATCTTCGGACCATCGCGGCTTCTGTAGGAGGCTCGCTTGACGGCTAAACCCCCGATCCACATCGTCTGCGCCCGCATCAAGCGCTTAAGCCTTCCGCAACAGATCCACCATCTTCGCGCTTTGGTAGCTCAAGAGAAACCATTCTCGGTCAGGCGGAACGAATTGCAGTCATTGCTTGATGGCAAAGTGCTCAAGCAGTTGCGCAAAGAAAATCGGAACGCGGCATGAAGATCCGAAAATCCGTTCCTACCGAAGGTCTAGCTGAAAAATACCTCACTGGCTCCTGGCGCTATGTCATGCCGGACTTTGACAGGCCAGATCACAGCATTATCGAGAGCACATTTTGTAACAATCGCGTTCCAACCAATCAAACCAAAGAGGAATGCGATGACGGAACAGGGTCACAACCGCAACCATCAGCTTAAAAGCATCGTTGAGCGCGTCAATAAGCTGATGGACGACCGGGACGAGGTTTCCGGCGACATTCGCGATGTGTTCACAGAAGCCAAATCTGATGGCTTCGACATCCCCGCCTTACGGGCAATCATCAGGGCACAGCGTGAGGACGCGGAGAAGCGGCGCAACCGCGAATCCATGATTGAGCTCTACCGCGGTACGCTGGGGATCTACTAATGAGCCTGAAAACCTTTGAGGTTATGCCACTCGATGTGTTTGTCGGGGGATGCGGTCATATTGTGCTTTGCCAAGAGTGGACAGAACCTGGCACGGACGAAACTTATCTCCGCGTTATGATTCACGAGCGCGATGCTGAACGGATTTGTCAGCAAATCATGGCCTCTGCCAGAAAGGCTAGAGGCAAATAATGGCTCGCATCCGCAGTGTGCATCCGGGGCTAACCTCGGACGAATCCTATATGTCCATGTCGATGACGGCAAAAGCGGCTTGGACTCCGCTTTGGATGCAGTGTGACGACCACGGCATTTTCGAGTGGAAGCCGATCGTTCTCAAGGCGCTGATATTTCCGGCCGACAACGTTGACTTTGCTCTCGTGCTGTCTGAGCTCGAGCAACTGGATTGCATCCGCAAGATTGATATCGCTGGCCGTCCGCACGGGGTAGTTAGGAACTTCGCGCGTTATCAGCGCCCTAAAAACCCCTCCTATCGCCATTTCAAGGCAGATGAATTACCTGCTGACCTTGGTAGCTACATCGGCATAAAGGGGGCGGCTCCCCCAGTCCTCCCCCAGTCCTCCCCCAGCCCTCCGGAAATTCTTCCGCAGATGAAGGAGGAAGGAGATAGAAGGAAGGAGGAAGAGAAAAAAGATACTCCGTCCGCTTCGCGTCCTTCGACGGACGAGTTTGAAAATCTCAAAAAGGTTTTCCCAAGACGGAAGGGCAACTACGGCTGGAAAGCTGCAGAACGAAAATTCAATTCGCTGGTGAAAACGGGTGTGCCGCCCAGCGCTATCATCGCCGCTGCCAAGCGACTTTGCGAGACGCTTCGCTCAAAAATAGGCACTGAGTTCATTCCGATGCCAGCCAGTTGGCTTAATTCGGAAGACTTCCTTGATGTGGCCGTAGCAAACTTTGAGGATGCCCCGATCAATTGGGATGTGGTCCTCAGGGGATACACCGAATTCAAGCATTGGGCGCGCGATGCGGGTCCAGATCCAACTTCGCCTGCTTGCTACTGTCCTCCGGAAATCCTGAAAAAATATGGCGTTACTTTGCCGAGGCTGGACGCATGAATCCCCACCGTGAAAGCCGGTTAAGCCGTTCGGGGAAACCCGTACGAGAGCTGAGGGCTCCAATCCACTAACAGCATCACTATTTTTCACTTGGGGGCAACGAAATGAACGCATTGGCATCACGCAAGAAACTCAAGG